GTGGATCACCTATTGCATTTGCTCTAATATTCATATCTCTGGCTATATCACCGAAATTATATTGTCCGTTTTGCATTTCATTCCATAATATTCTGGTTAATTCATTTCTTGCAGGAGCACCATTAAAATTATTAACCGTTTGAAATCTAACAGGATCACTTCTTGTTAAATATCTAAATGTTAAAAAAGGCATCGCATTAACATCTGTTCTTATCTGTTGATGGTCTGGACTCCAGTCTTGATAAAATTGAGAGTTGTCATTATAAGCATTTGGAGGTTGTGGAGGTTGTGGAGGCATTGGTGGTTGATATGGTTGTCCTTGTTGATATCTTGCTTTTAAATCTCTCAGCGCATCTAATATTTGATTATTTGCTGGGTCTAAAATTATACCGAATTGGTCTATCAATACATTTAGTAAAGTTAGAACTGAATTGTCATTTTGATTTTTTATGTTAAGTTCAATTTTATTTAAGATTGTTGTCACTTGCGACATTTTTGGTAGAGAATCTAAAACTGTATATATTGCGTTCAAATCATCAGCACTTGTCATATTAACTTGAAGACTATTAAAACTTTCTAAAATATTCTGTAATTCATTATTTGTTGGTAGAACATTTTTTAGTATTTTTAGAATTGTAAATAATTGTTCAAAATCAGCCATTATTTGTGGATTTGCATTTGCTCTTGATAATCCTATCGCAGCTCTCTTTTGTATATCTGTTAAATCCATAATAATTTTATCAATATCTTGACTACTGATGCTTCTATTAACACCCATATTTGAATTAGAATTAATATAATTTTTAGTTGAACCGAATACATTTTTTCTATCACTGTATAAATTGGCTATAAAGGATACTAAGACATCAACATCATTTGCATCTCCTACAATACCGAATTTATATACTCTTTGAATCTCTTTAACAATGTCACCTGCTCTTTGGGCGAGGAATCTTAACAAACTACCATCAGCATTTAAAAAATGGTTTTGGATACCTTGAATGATTGCTGCACTAAATTGTGGATTTGCTATTGGTGATAAATCAGACATTATACTGGCTTTTAGTTTTTCAGTGTCGGCGAGTATTTCACTGGTTGTTCTATTATCTGTTAGTTGTGATACTGCTGGTAGAACACCTGTTTTTAGATATTCTTTATTTGCTTGTAGATTCATATCGTCTAACTGTTGACGGATGTTCAATGATTCCATATATTCATTTCTGTATTTATTCTGGTCACTTAAGTTTTTTACTGGTTGCCCGCTCATTTTTTAATATATTTATACATATTAATAAATCTATAAATCTAAACAATACTCTAAAAAATCAATAATATGATACCATGAATTGTGTATAGTTTGTCTTTGCATCACTCAATAACTCGCAGCATATTTCATTATATTCAGTAATTATATCAGTTTCAGTATATCCCGCATATTCATTCATTTTCCTTTGTAAAATCTTTTTCTCAATTGATGACATATTAGAGGTGTTCATAAAAGGATCCTTATTCATTTTATATAACCCTAAAAATTTAACTCTTTTTAACATATTTTTGAAATGATTATCTATTGTTTTTTCTGTGTCTAATATACTTTTAAAAACCCTTTCGGATTCTTCAATATCCTTTAATTGCTTTTCAATAGTTGGTATTCCGTCTGGTGTTAATTCTGTATCCATTCTATAGTTATATAAATATCCATTTCTTTAATACTTTTTTAATTGTTGTTTTAACCTTCTTTTAGTTGCTTTCTTAATTGTAGCATATCTTCTATCTCTTTCTTTTTTTAATCTTGCTCTATCTTCTGTAGATTTAAAAACTTGTTTCATAAAGTCATCAACAGTTTTATTGAACTGTTCTTTTGGACTATATACATTTTGATTATTTACCATTATCGAACCTCCTTCAAACTTTACACCCTTTAAGTATACTTGAACCATTTTATAATATGTAAATATAGACATATTTTAAAGAGAGTTTATTTTTGATGTGTATTTTCAATAATAACATGTTTACAATCTACCTTTTTAGTAGTTTGATAAATTTTATCATAAATTATTTTCTTTTTGCCTTTGAAAAGTATATCCATAATCCAACAGTTATTTAAACATAAAATTATTTTTGATGGTTCTAAATCAATATCATTATAATGAAGGTATTCATATATTTCTAAACTTGGGTTCTTATACCATGAGTTTTCAGACATTAGATAAGGAGGGTCTAAAAATAATAATGCTTTTGGATTCTTACAAGATTTTTTATAACATTCTAAACCTTCATCTTGAGATATAATGATTTTAGCGGTTCTTAGAAATTCTAAAATTGGCGATGATAAAATATTAACTGTTCTTGGCTTTTCTTCATTGTATAGCCCTGGTCTAATGTTATAGACTTTATTGATGTATAGGTATGATAATAAGTTAGTTTTAGCCGCTTTAACATGTTCTGTGTATTTCTGTTTACAATCAATATTTTTATTGAGTTCTATGATGTCATCACTGAACTTTTCCCATGCTTTCTTATCTTGACATAATTTATAAAGTTCTATGAGTTGAGCATTATTGTCATTTAGAACATAAGTAATATCCTTGTCTTTATTTTGAGTCCATATGTAATAACTGAACGCAGATGACCCGCAGTAAGGTTCAACGACTGTATCATATTTTGTAATGTCTATAACACTGTATAATTTAATAACTTCTTCTCTCTTGTTTCCATAATAAGGCATAATAAAATGATTTTTCATTTTGATTCTATAACTATTAATATCGTCTTATCTTTAATCCTTTTTTTTAACTGAAGAACATATCATATTTAATTCTGGGTTCAATGAATCAATTAATTCCTGTTCTCTAATTCTACCTTCTTCTCTTGAGTTGCATGGGTATCGTTCATATATTTCCATTGTAAAGTAGTCGAATCCGCCTACAACTCTAATGAATTGATATATTGGATAATGATATGCCTTACTGACTTTATTAGTTGTATTCTTTTTATGTTGAGCCTTTCTTTTACTAAAATTAGTAGTAGACCCTATATAAAATATTTCTGGTGTTAACAGATTGTAAATTTTATAGATTACAAAATCTTTATATTTCTCTGTCATTATATATAATGAAGATTCAAAACTTTAAAATAAATCATTATAAAAATATAGTAATTTATTATATTGTATGTATATGAGGGTGAGATTTCTATTCATACAATTCTTTAATTTTTTTTTCAATTTTTTCTATTTCCTTTAATAACTTTTGATTTGTTCCGTTTGAATCAATATATTCCTGTCTTAAAATATCAATTTGATTTAATAAATCATCATGCTTGTCTTTTTTAATTTTTAGTTCCTCTTGTTTTTTAAGAGAATCTTCTTCAAATTTTTTATTTTCTTGTTGTCTTTTAACTTCTTCTTCGTCTATTTCATCTTCTTCATTGTCTGATATTACAACGGGTTTATCGCTGTATATTATAAGGTCTGAAGTTTTAAAATGCTGGCATCCTCCTTTAATTTTTTTTAACAATGGATATTTTTTTCTTAATTTTTCAATTTGAGGGTTCAATTCTTCAATTTTATCTTCACATCTTTCAATATTATAATATGCTGCTTTTATACATTCGTCATCGTCATTATAATGGCGGTTTTTTAAATCTTTTATTCTGGTATTGAATGCACTTATATCGTATTTATTTATATGCACTTGATTTAATAAATTCTTACACAATTCTTTAATTTTAGGAGGCGCTTTAATATTAGAATTTTTATCATTTTCATCTTCTATAACTATCTTTGATAACTTATATTGTAATGGATGCATAATCCTAAAATGCCTTTCTAATGTACATGATTTAGATGTATTATAATCACAAAATTTACATTGTTTTTTATCTATACCTAATTCATTTTCAATATGTTTTTTTGATACACAATGCATTTCATAAGCATTTTTTGAAGTAAATGAAACATTACAAAACTCACAGTCTTTTTTCCATTCCTTATCTGGTTTCTCTTTAATATATTCTTCTTTATGAAATGTTTTTAAATGTTTTTCTAATGTTGATTTTTTTTCTGTTTCATAATCACAATAATTGCATTTTTCAGTAGGTATATTATTAATTTTATTTTGATGCTTCTTAGTTAAAATATGAATATCATAATCTCTTTTTTTAACGAATGCGACTGAACAGCACACACACTTTGTTTTATCTATTACTGCTTCCATAATTATAATTATAAATATATTCTAAACTTTAAGTCATTTTTCATAATTAATTTTATTTATTTTATTTTTTTTTATATCTTAAATTTTATATTTACCTTTAAACCTTATAACCTTAATCTTTATACCTAATAATAAGGGGTGAGAAATGGGAGGAGACAAAAAAAAAATAAATATTTTTGACGCTTTGGATTTTTTATTTGGTCTTTTTATAGAGACTTTTTCTTAATATAGGTCTTTCATATTTTTTCAAAGCGTCAATTTTATTTATTTTCTTCTTTTACTTTCCTATTTCTAACTCTTTATTATCTTCTTTTACCTCTTTTTATCTTCTTTTCAGGTCAAATCAATAAAAAAATAGATAATAATTACTTAGAATACCCTTCAAGATGCTTTAAGAGGGCTAAAAGTAGGTTTATATTAATATAGTCAAAATAGGCTAAGAAACGCTGATCAGGTTTATATCTACTACTTAAAAAATATGTATGCTTAATAATTGATTAAAGGCTGATTGGGCTAAATAGTCAAATTAGGCTCAAAAACGCTCTACAATGTTATCCTATAATTTTATTTTTATAATTTCCATTTTTATCAATATTTATCTAAGAATTAAAAAAGATTTAAATTTATTTTCCATTTATTAGTCAAAATAGGCTAAGAAATGCTCTACAATTATATGTCAAAATAGCCTCAAAAACGCTCTACAGTGATTATAAAAAAAGGTTAAAAAAAATTCAAGAGGGGTCTAAAGGGGCTAAAAGTAGGCTAAAATAGGGTTTAAGAGGGGTCTATTGAGCCCAAAAGTAGGGTTAAAAATGGCTCCCTTACTACCCCCTATGAGAGCCTATTAAAAACCCTCAAGAAATGCTCTTCGTCAAATAAGCCCCATAAACGCTCTACAATAATCATGTCAAATAAGCCCCATAAACGCTCTACAAGAATTCATCTAAATTATAATAATCCTTCCATCCTTTTCTATATTTTTCGTTTCTACTAACTTTACCACCTTTTATAATTAATGGTCTCATATGTTCACTCGTGGCATCATTGTAAATTTTCTTTAAATCTTCCTTTTGTAAATCTGTCCCCCATTCATTCAATATAGCGGTTTGTTCTCGTTTACTTCCTCCTAAATTTAAGATAACTAAATAACTGCTATTTTTTCTAATAAACTTCGGAATATCGTAATAAGACTGACTTAAAAAAATTACTGATACATTCATCTTTCTGGCTCTCATATAATACTTTTCAACATAGTCCAAATTCTTTGATAAAACTAAATCATCCCATACAACTAAGTGATTATATTCTTTATCAAAATCATCTAATTTAGGTGTATTCATAACGCCTTCAATTAATTTGATTCTGTCATTTTCTCCCGCTAACCAGTTATATAAAGGTTCATCCTTATTACTTGTTATGATATTTATATCCGCAAATGTTCCTTCACCATGGCTAAACACTCTAATTAGATTTAATAAGAAATTAGTCTTCCCTGATCCACTTGGTGCAACTACACACATCCTAAAAGGTAGTTCAATATTATGTATATCGTAATTAGGATTAGGCGCATCGTCTAAAAACTTCTTAGGTATGACTTCATAAAAATTTATTATATCATTTACTGAACTGACTTTTTTACGCGGTTTTTGTTTCATTTGTTTCTCCAACTCAATTGTCGCTTCTGAAAAATTTAATATTTGTTTTTTAGGCATTCTATAATCCATCTATATTGTTATGTATTTAAAAAGTTTTAAAAGTTTAAATATATACCCTAATATATAGAATGGCAGTTTACAATCCACCAACAGAATATAATCCTATTTTCAACACTTCAAATTTTATAACTCCTATAACAGGGTTAACAGAGAGTCGAGCGAATTCATTATATTTATCAAAAGTAAACACTGATTCAACTAATGCAGGCGTAGCATCAACAACTTTTATTAATATCGTAAACGCGAGCTCATTTGTATCGGCTAATTTTAATGTACCTACAGCAAATACGCCGACAAATTTTTTAACAGGATTAGTGTCAGGCACTGCAAGTATATGCACTGGTGTGACTACAGGAACGATAAATATAGGAACCGCAATAACTTCTGGTCTTATTAATCAAGGAAAAACAACATTTAATAATACGGTAACAGTCGCAAACGGTCAAACTTTTTATTCAAATTTAGTCAAAAGCACGGCAATTGTTCCAGACGCACATACATTATTTGATAATATGCCTGCAGGTAGTTCTATTACTATAGGCAATCAACTGTCTGGCAGTTCTATCGCTCTCAAAGGCGCTGTAAGTGTTGGTACCTATGGAACAGCAGGAGGAGTTCTTACTCTTTATAGGAAATTAAATATTCAAGATATAAATGGAAATGCTACAGGATTCGCTGAGATATATTACGGAAACGGCTCTGAATTAGGTTATTATTCTATATCTGTTCCAACGACTTTAAATCAAACATTTCATCGGTTTTGGAATTGTGATGCTGGAAGCACTACTCCTATTTTAAGATTAGAGGTTGGAAATGCTGTTACAATAACGGATGGGACAATCTTAAATACAAGGCAAATCAAAAGCACTTCAACAGCATCTACAGCACATACTTTATTTGATAATATGACTACAGGAGGAGTCCTCGCGATAGGGAATACTGCGTCGTCAAACACGATAAATGGAAATACTAATTTTGTTTCAAGTGTAGCATTAAAAAATAATCGTTATAAGATATGTGAGCAACTTGATTTTACTGCCAGTCCTACATATACAATAACTATTCCTATGTCACAAACTTATACAATTAGGTCAGCATTCACAGCAATAACAATCACACTACCATCAATAACGGTAGTAGATGCTGGAACAATTATTAATTTAGTAAAAGTTGCTGGTTCATCGAATATCGCGGCTACTATAAATAATACTGGAGGTTTTGGAATAAATACAATTTACACTCAAAATGACCTCGCGGTTGGTTCATTTTCAAATACGACACTATTAGGATTAAATAAAATGGCGACAACTCTTATGGCTGCGGCGACAACTGGAGGATTCGCATATTGGTTAGAAATTAATGGAGCATCAACTTATGATATAGCACAGAATAACCTAACTTACGCAAGATTATCCACAGAAAACAATTTTACTAATAGATTAAATTTTACTGGAGCAACATATTCGTTCCCGTTCAGTTCATCACAAAGTTTAGGTTATTATCAAACATTTACAGGAACGGGACAAGTAGTTACATCGGGAACAGCAGCATCAATTTTAACAACAACAAGTATACCGATAGGCGTATGGCGCGTAGATTTTAGTGTTAAAAATACTGTAGTAGTCCCAGGAGGAATAATAACATCCGCTCAAAGTTATATCGCATTATCATCTACACCAACAACACCATTAACATTTACTGGGGCGTTAGTTAGGTCTGATGTATCGGAATCGTATTCTGGAGGAGATATTCAAATTTTAACCAGTTCATTTACTTTAAATGCATCAGTTGCTCAAACATATGTATTAACAATTTTTAGAACAATTTCAGGCGCTCCTCAATTTACTTTTTTAGGTGAAATGTCAATTACAAGAATCGCTTAAAAATAACTACATTTTAAAATAACCCACTTTAGTAAACATATAATGAAGTGGATGGAAGTTTATGATAGCGCATTTTTCTTAACAATGGGTGGCATGGTATTCGGATTTTTAGGTCTGGCGATAAAATTCTGTTTAAAATCAAAGTGTAAAGACTTTAAATGTTTATGGGGTATGATTAGAATATTAAGAGATGTCGATTTAGAGGCAGAAATAGAATTACAAGAATATAATATTTCAGAAGAAAAGAAAGAAAATATTGAAGAAATTAAAACTAATTTAGAACAGAAACTATAGATTATAATATAGAATGAACAAAGAAGAAAATATTTATAAATACAGTAATCCTAAAACTGTATATCAAAAAGCATATAATTTTTTTGATAATCCTAATATTCAAATTTCTACAAGAAAAGATAAAAAATATATGTTGTTAAATCCAAGTAATAATAAATGGATACATTTCGGACATTGGGGTATGGAAGATTATACAAAGCATCATGATGAAAAGCGTAGAATATCATTTTTAACAAGAAATCAAAAATGGGCAGATAACGATTTTTACACTCCATCATTTTTATCATATTATTTATTATGGTAGTTTTTTTTTCTGATAATATTTAAAGACATTTTAATATTGTTATAATATAGACAAGAATGGTAAGCACTAAAAAAGAAGCAAATTTAAAAAAGCAAGCATCTATTAGACAAGAAATAGAAAATTTAATAGGTATTTTTCAACAAGCAGGAAGTAATGCTGCATTTTTAGAAATACAAAGTAGACAAAAAGAACTTCAAAAATTAGAAAATCAACCAATGTATCAATCAGATATGCCTAATATTACTAATTACGATGTATACATTAATTCACCATCAAATCCACTACCTGTTAGAGGAAGACCTAAAAAGGAAGTTATGGATAAACCTATAGAAATTATCCAACCATCAAAACCACGCGGAAGACCTCCTAAACCAAAAGCCGAAGAAGAATATAAAGAACCAAAACCACGTGGAAGACCTCCTAAAAATAATATTGTAAATGAAATAGATTTAATTTTAGATTCAATCAATGAAAATATAGAAAAATATTCTGATACAAATCAATCTAAAATTAATATGTTAGAAGCAGTAATAAGAAAAGAACAGGATGAATTAGATAAAGTTATTAAAGAATCAAAATCTAAATCAACAAAAGAACCAAAAACTAAAAAACCAAAAGTAGAAACATATGAGAAAATTTTTCATAGATTACAATTACTTTTCAAAGCCCCAGAATTTAGTCCAGACTTAGAAGAAAGAATAATGGAGAATATAAATAATAGAGAAAAATTATCAGTCGCTCAACTTAAAAGCGTATTTCGTGCAGCAGTTGATTATTATGAAAAATTAAGAGATGAAATGCAAACAATGAGAGAAGATAATGAAATGGCGTTAGCAGATGGGGATGAAGACGCAATTGAATGGAATGAATATGAAAATATATTAATGGATTATGAGGCGGATCAACCTATGCCTACATGGAGTCATATGATAAATTATTTAGGCGATACAACAATGCCACCATTAAAACCTAAATCATCTAAACCTAAAAAACTAAAAATAGGTGTTAAACAAATTAAAGAAACCGAATCAAAAATTCAATCACAAGAAGAAGAAATTAAAAGAAGAAAAAAAGAAATTAAAGATTTTGAAAGAGAACTACAAAAACAAAGTTTAAAAGAATCAAAACCTAAAAAAACATCTACCAAATTTATTGATGAAGAAACAATGTTTAAATCAGTAAATAAAAATACAAAAAAAGAAATTGAAAATCTTAAAAGAAAACAGAATATTAAAGATACAGAATCAAAAATAAAATCTCAAGAAGAAAGAATTAGAATGATGGAAGATTTAGTTAATAGTTCTAAAGATTTTACACCTCCAAAACCAAGAGGAAGACCTAAAAAAACTATCCAACCATCTGATTTTTTTTTGACACCAAGAATAGAAAGAAACATGCCTAAAAAAGAATTATCAGAATTAACAACTCTTTATAATTCAACAAGTAATTTCAAACCAAGTGAAATTGTTAAAAAAAATGAAATGTCTAAAAAGGATATGAAAACAATGATGGATTTATTAGATACACCAAGAGTAGCAAGGGCAATTCCTAAAAAAGATATGAACGAATTAATGTCTCTATTAGATGCTCCAAAAGTATCCAAAACAGAAACAAAAGCAAATATGAAATCAATGATAGATTTATTAGATACACCAAGAGTAGCGAGAATGATGCCAAGAAAAGAGTTGAATGAAATGATGAGTCTATTAACTACTACAAAAGATTTTAAACCAAGTGAAATTATCAAGAAAACTAAAAAATCTAAGAAAACTAAAAAAGAAATTAAATCAATGATGAGCATGTTAGATACACCAAGAATATCAAGAACAGCCCCATCAAGAGATTTTCAATTATTCAATGATTTTCTAACACCACCAAGAAGTACTGTTAATCCTGTAGGCAGAGGAGTATTTACATTAGATGGATTAAATCAAGCATTTGAAGGCGTAGACTGGACAGCGAATAGATTGAAAAGTAGTTTAAAAGGCTATGTAATGGGTAGAGGTGATGCATATCCTCCTTATGTAAAAACTATTATTGAAAAGTATGGTGACCAAGAAATTGTAGGATTAACATTATCAAGAAATCCATTAGATAGCGCGATTATAAATTTTCTAAATGTTTTATCATTAGGTAAACTCAATAAGAGATTAGAACGGGCGGGATATGATAAGATGTTTCATTTAAGATTGAATGTAAAACTACAGAATGGAAAAACAATATCAATTGAAAAGAATCCTTTAATAAATATGGAAGTATCTCCTAAAAATCTACCTAAAGCAGAATTTAAAGAAGTTTATAATATTCCTCAAGGTATTACACTATTCAATCTATTAGAAGCCGCCCAATCTAAAATGGGTTCAAAATATTTCACTTATTCAACATCGACTAATAACTGTCAAAATTATGTAATGAATTTATTATCAGCATCTAATATAGGTGATACAGAAGATATAGCATTTCTTAAACAGGATGTAGAACAACTTTTTCAAAAGTATGGATATTTAAAAAATCTAACTGATAAAATTACAGATACAGCCGCAAGAGCAAACGAGATATATTACGGTGCTGGATTTTGTTGTTAAAAAAAATCAACTTAAATAAATACTCATTCAATAAATTATGAGTATGAAACAATCTTTTAAAATAGATGAGCATAAAATTAATGAGTATATTAATGAGTTCAATGAAGACAGAACTATATTATTTAATGATATTAGAAGTTCGGTTAAAAGTGATAAACTGAAAGAAGATAAAATTAAATACATCGAAACAATTCAAAGGGCTCTTTTAAATTATAAAAAACTACTGATAAAAGAAAGGGATAATAATGACATTTAAAATTATGTCTATTGATAGATATTATACAATGGTTCATTATACAACGAGACAAGTTAAAATCCCTTTAAGAAATTCTAAATTACAGACATTAACAAGAAATATAACTGGTGGTTTTTTATTAGATGGTGGTAAAGGAAGTCAAAATTCATATTATGGAATTGATGACTATATACAAACAACAGGAAGAAATCCATATGCAGATAACAATTCATCAGTCTCTGGCAAGGGATTAGATGATAAAATAAGAAATAGGTTGCAAAACCTTAATATTTCAAAGCCTAATATATCAAAACCTAAAGTTAAAAATATTACGATGTCTTTTTAGTCTAAAAATTAGTTCTTTTTTAAAAATCTACTTAAAAATAAGTTTATATGTATAGTTATATAGATATAAGCAATGTGTGACAAGTTAGTATACGATTTAAGTCAGGAAGTTGATGGGTCACCTAATGTTTTTATTAGGAAGGACTGGATTAACATTTTAGATAATCAAAATCAAAATTATCAAAACAATCAAAGTATCATTGATACATCTCAATTATCAAATTCAAACAAATACATGTCTTACAGAGAGGCATATTTAATGATACCTATGGTTTTAACATTTAGTGCAACAACAGCCGCCGCAACAGTATTTGGAACGGATGCAACTGCAGGCAATGTAAATAAAATAGTAGGATTAAAAAATTGGTTTGGTCAAATTATCCATTCATTTACATTGGATTATAATGGAACTACAATTATTCAACAGACACCATTTTGTAATATGTGGAATTCATTCAAATTGATGACTTCATTATCTTGGAATGATGTTATTGTTCAAGGCGCTCAAATAGGATTTTATCCTGACGATCCTACTGCATTCTTTTTTAATGCTCAAACAGGAGAACCATCTGGGCAAGGAACATGTAATAATGTTTATGGCGTGTCTTTAGATTTGGAATATAATAATTCGGCGTTAGGTAATTCGGCAGCTTATGATAAACAAAATGAAGGATTGATTAAAAGATTAAATTATATTATTTATAATCCTCAAACTCAAATTAATGAAAGTATAGGCGCTCCATTATTAACATCAACATTACAATCAGTTTCATCGACTCAAAATTTATGGCGTTCTTATATTTCAAAAAAATACACTTATATCGCAGGAACAAACTACGGATTCCAACAAATTACAATCGCAGCAACAGTATATTTAAAACATTTACACTCATTTTTTAATTCTGTCCCATTGTTAAAAGGTGCTTTTATGAAGATGACAATGAATTTAAATAATGCATCATGTACTATCGCTTATGCTGCAACCACTGCATCAACGGGTGTATCATTAGGAGCAACCGCGCTTATTACAGGAACAGGAGCAGCAGGATCGGTTGGTGCAATGACACTAACAACAGTATCTGTTCCAGTTGGTGGATTAAATCCTATAATGGTATCTTCTAATTCGTCTAATAATATAATTCAAGGTGTCGCCCCAATACCTCTTATAACAGCATTAAATGCAGGGACGTTTTTTACAACCGAACGTATTCAACAAATAGTATTAGATGGGGCTTATATAGTTGATTTATCGGTTGGAAGAACTCCATTATCATCCGCATTAAGGAGTGCTAATACAATCGCATATCAATCTGCAACAGGTGGTCCAGGTTCAATTTATTTGTATGTTCCAGCATACTCTTTTAATCCTACTTTTGAACAAGCATATTTATCAAATCCAGTCAAAACCATCAAATATACAGATATTTATCAATACCAGGTTATTAATATTGGTAGAGGCGCTCAATTCAATAACTTAATTACTAATGGAATTTCAAATATTAAATCAATTCTAATTCTACCATTATTCTCATCTTCAGTTGATGGACCTAATGCTGGATTTTCATGGGCAAATCTTACTACGGGTATTCCATCATATCAATCACCATTCGATCCAGTTGGAACAGGAACAACCGCTCCATTGGTTCACTTCTCAAATTTCAATGTTCAAGTGAGTGGACAAAACGCAATATATAATGCTCAAAAATATACTTTTGAAGAATGGAATAATCAACTTTATGGACAAAACTCAGTAAATGGTGGATTAACTGATGGATTAACAAGTGGTCTAATTGATTATTTAGGGTTTCAATTATCGCAATGTTTTTATTATGTTAATATTGAAAGAATGCTTCCAGTTGAACAATCAGTTCCTAAATCAATACAAATATTAGGTCAAAATCTTAGTGAAAAGAATATTGATTTATTTGTATTCGTTGAATTTGGAACAGAGATATCGGTTGATATTATGACAGGTGCAAGAGTTTAAACTTAATATTTAGTTAATGGATAATATTTTTATTTAAAAATAACCCACTTATGAACAATATAATAATGTATAAAATTGGTGTAGATATAAGCCCTAAACAACAAAGTAGATTGAGAAATGGTCATAAAGTAAGAATTAAACAAGGTGCGGGAGTATGCTTAATAGTTAGTCCAGGTAATTATGATATAACAAGTAGAGCGTTTAGAAGAAATAAAGGCGTTGAAATACAATTATCCCCTGATGAAATTGAAGAAAATAGAATGGTAAGTCCAGAGATGCAACAAGATGATGTAGATGGTATTAAAGGAATGGGATTATTTAGTAAAGTAGGCAAAACATTGAAAAAAGCAGGTTCTCAAACATTATCAGGACTCGCATATGCAGAAAGACAAGCAAGAAAAAACCCATATTCAAGACTGGCTATTAAAACAGGAGTACCAATGCTCGCAGCAGCAGGAACTGAAGCCGCTTTAGTATCAATGGGCGTAGACCCTGTGACGGCATCATTTATGGCAAGTGGAGCAAAAGAAGGAACTAAATATGGATTGAGTCGCGCAGGTTATGGACTATATAGTGGTGCGCAAGGTAGAGGATTCGGAGGAACATTAACCGCAGGAATGGAAGATTTGAAGCGTCAAACAATGGGTAATTATCGTGCTAATCAATATGATTCAAGTGTTATAAAAGATATGATGAGAGGTAAAAGAGGACAAATAATAAGTGGTAGAGGTTCTTTTATTTCAAGTAGTCAAGGAGGTATGCATCAAGCAATGCAATCACAACCATATGGAGAAAACTTTTCAATGCAAAATCAACTACCACCACAATATCAAAGACTTCATAGCGGTGGAAATTCTGAAGGCAGAGGAATGTATGCTTAAATATTTTATGTTATTTTTCAATACGACATAAATTACATTTTTATTTAAAGAGTAGGATATATAAATATCTATATCAAAATGCTTACAGATACTCAAATTATAGATTTATCAAAAAGAATGAATATACCTTTAGAAGGTGTATATTTTAAAGATGAACTACCTAAAAAATTAAAAACAAATAGAACTTATATCGTCAACCTACAAGATAGTGTTAATGATGACGGTGATGATAATAATGGAACACATTGGACATTTTTACAAATTGGAGAAACTCCTAAAGGACAAATATATCCATTCTATTTTGATCCATATGGTATAGACCCACCAGAGATTGTTAAAAAAAGAGTTCAAGATAATTTTAAAAAGTTTCTACCTCATAGCAAAAAAGACATTCAAAGTTTAATGAATAATGCATGCGGATTCTATTGTTTGGGTATGGCTCATTATGTTAATGCATCTAAATACAGAAAGAATAATTTATACAGCGATGTAGAAGATTTTTTAGATATGTTTGATGATTTGAATACTCATAGTGATTTTAAGAAAAATGAATATATTTTAAAACACTTCTTTTTATCTCCCGACCCCAGTAAAAAGACTAATATGAATCAATGCGGTATATTGGATACAATCATTGAAGATGACCATGGTGGTGGAATTGATATGATGAAAATACCCACTGATGTAAATATGATGAAATAATTTGATATAAAGATATGACGATATAAATACTTAAATACATTGTAAGAATGGAAACCTCTATTAAGACACAATCTGAATCTCAGAAAAAGGCATCTGAAAAATACAGAGAAAATAATAAAGAGAAAGTGAATGAACAGCGTAAAGAATATTACAAGAAAAAAAAAGAAGATGATCCTGATTTTTTAGAGAAGAAAAGAGAGAAAGCAAGAGAATATTATAAAAAAAGAAAAGAAAAACAACAAACATCAGAAATTAAAGAAGATATAGAAGAAAAGGAGGAAGATATTGAAATTGAAGTTAAATCAGTTATACAACTTGTAGAAGAACCAGTAGTTATAGAAGAACCAGTAGTTAAACCTGTAGAACAAGAAATTATTATAGATGAAGAAAATAAATCAGTGTCTCTAATTCTTAAAAAACCAGTTTTAAAAAAATCTAAAAAACAAAATTTAGAAAAATAAATTAATTTAAAATTTTTACACTTTATAATATTATGAAGTATATGAACGGACAGGATTATAAATTTGATGATGATATTGTAATGAATTTTATTGATGATGATATTGAAATATTTAATTTTTTAAAAGATTTAGACAAAGACACTAAAATGGATGTAGACGAACCACCTTTAATTGTTATTGATTCAAAAAATAATTATACGGTTGAAGATGAAACAGGTATTCAATATTTTAATTATGATGGAACAGATAATGAAAGATATTGGGAATTGTATTCTGACAAACAGAAACCATTTTTTCAAAGATGTATGAGACAATTAAAAGATGTATGGTATAATGTCTATACCTATATTGATTTTTTCAGAGCATCTAATAATATAGACGATATAAATCTTTTGATGTCTAAAATATACAATATCTTTTTCACAGAGTATAAATTTATTATAGGATACTATTCAGAAGAAAATATTAAACTCAGAAAACAAAAAAAATATGTATACAAAAAACTTTATAGATTAAGACATAGAAAATTAAAAATGTAAAGAATTTAAAGACTCCTTAAGATAATATATTAAAATGGATACTCAAAACGGATTTATAGAATGCAGGATAGAGATGTATAGAATGTTAACATATATTGATAGATTAGAAGAAGAACTGCAAGAAAAAAAACGGATTATTAAAAGATTGAGAAAAAAAATCTTTTTTAAAAGAGCATTGAAGACACCAGCACCAGACGACCAACAACCTATGGATATTGATAGTCATTCTTCATATCCTTAGATATTCTTTTTATCCCCCCATTTTCTCAATTTGAGCCGACCCCCCGAATATAATATTTCAAGCGTAAAAAAAGACATTCAATAAACTAATGCCCGATACACATATTGAATGGTATTATACTTGTAAGAATTGAATAATCTACTAAAAATATAATTCTTAAATAATAAATATATATCACTACATAAAATTCTATTACACCATTCAAGATATCATAATGGTATCACTACATAAAATATATAAATAAAATTAATTCTTTTTTAATTCTGAAATAAATACATAGAAAAATAGAAATTCTTAAATATAAAATATGTATCCCATCATAAAATAACCATTCAAGATATCATAATGGTATCCTCAAGTAGCCCGTCAAAATCTCTTAAAAACTAACTTAGAACTTAATAATAATTATACCAAAATGCTATTTAGAATGGTTTTTATATTAAGTA